CAGCACCAGTTCCAAAAGCCTTTTGCATTCCATATGCCGTTGGGGCATGACATACTCTGGCACACCCGTCAATATTGTTCGTTCCGATAGCGACACGCATCATTTTTTGCATCAAATAATTTTCTTAATAATTTAGCTTCGTAACTAGCTTCACTATCAGCAGCTTCAACTAATTGTCCAGCTTGTGGGTCGTTATTTCTAGTATTCTCTTGTTCTTGTGTAGGTTGCGGTGCCTCACCACCTACAGGAACTTGTAACATATTCATTGGTCTTAAATAAACATTATGATTTTCATCAACATCTAGTCCAACTACTTTTCTTGCTTCACCAATAGTTATCCAACCACCAGCTACACCCATGTTTACTCTTTTATATAAATCATCCATGTCGGTTTGTAAAGCTCTTACATTTTGAATGTCATAATCACAAGTTTGACCAGTATCTCCAAAATCAGGAATTAATAGTTGATGTGTTAATTCATTAGCAACTGTTTTCCATAATGGAACCAATCTCTGTTCAGTAAAGAACTCTCTTAGTTCAGCAGTATTGTTATAGGTAGCAGCATCAAGACCAGCACCGAGTCCAGCCAATATTGCTGGAACACCAAGAACAGCAGAAACTCTTTCTTCTGGAAGTTTTCTTAATTCAGTCAACTTCATTTGGTCAGGAGAAAAAGAAACAACTTCAACATTCATTGAGCCAGATAACACCATTGGTGCACCTCTGTTTTTACCACCAAACTTTTGTTTATAAAGTTCAGCAATAGCTTCTGCTTCATCCCTAGTAGGACCACCCATTGCATCATTTCTTGGAGAGAGAACTACGCCTGGCACGGCTAAGTTTGTTAATAATGCAGTAGTGTATTGACCTGCTGCTTCATCACCTAACAATTCACGGAGAATTGATTTAAGTGGTGCATGACCTCTTCTGTGGTCATTTGGGTCTATTCCTTGTCGTATATGAATAATATCTTTAGGGTCAATTCTTACTGGTTCACCAGAATTTGCATTTTTTTGAGATGCATAATATTCGTAATGTGTAATTAATTTAGAAGTATTACCTCTAACATCTACAAGTCCAGGCATTAGTGGAACTAGGGAAACAACTTTACCATTAGAATTTCTGTTTTTAAATATAAATGCATCACCATGAGCATTTAGTGAGAGAACAATATAATGTGATAAAAGACTTGATGACATAAACTCATTAGGTCTTCTATATAATTCAGTAACTGGATGTTTGTAATCTACTTCTCTATCACCAAATACTTGGTCTCTTTTTACAACTTGTAATGCTGGTTCAGCGAAAGAAGTAGCAAGTACATTTAAACATGCAACCACAGCAGAGTTTGCTGTACCATCACCAATTTCTTTTAATTCTGCTGTTTCCCAAAAACCTGCTGTTGTGTTGTATCCATAAACAGAACTATCTCTGCTTGATGCAAGGCTTTGATTGTAACTAGCCATTTTCCTAAGTGAAGCTTCACTAGGTTTACTTAAATATTCTGTTGCTCTTTGTAAAAAATTTTTATTCTCTGCCATTAATATGCCTGCCAGCTTCTCCTCTGAACTAATGCCTGTACACCCAATACTAAAGCATCAACGATATCATCGTTTCTGCCTACAGGAAAGGTCATAAGCTCTCTCTCTAAATCTTCCAACCACGATGCATTAGAACGAAATAACACATCGCCTGCCTCCATCCTAGCCGATAAAGGCATAGCCTGTGTTATTTTATCTTTGCTAGCATCCATTTCTCTAACTCTCATACCTCTACGCTGTGCTTCTTGTATAAAAGTTTTAGTAAATCCTTGTTTTTCCATACACACATATGCCCACCTATACTTCTTATACATATTGTTTATCATTGGAATTATGTCAGGACCTTCTATTTTTATCCTTTGCATGTCTTCAACATAGAGTTTCATATCAGGTGACATAGCGTAAGATATTACAACTGTGTAATCAGATTGAGTATTTGTAGTTACAGCCAAGTCAGCAGCACCAAAGTGAACCATTTCTTCTGGTTGCCATTGAGAACCACCACCTTTATACATTCTGTCTTGTACTTGAAAATATTGCATCCACTCTGGTTTTAGCATGCCTTGTCCTGCATCAACAAACTCTGCTAAATACTCTTGTGCAAACACAATAGAACCAACTTCATCTTTTGCAGAGTCTATTTCTTCTGGGTCTATCGCAGGATTATCATATGTAGAATATTGAAATCTTTCCCAGTTTGGAGAATTGCCAGCTGTTTCCCATAAATCAAAAAACCAATTATTCATACCCATTGGTGTTGAAATAAATAATGCAGAACCTTTTCTTTCAGTAAGAGTTGGTCTTAATACTTCTTGCCAAACATCAGGTTTTATAAAGGCAGCTTCATCCATAACTAAGAAATCCAAACCCTCACCTCTAAGTCTTTGGGGATTGTCAGCAGACTTGCAAGATATAGAACCACCATTTGGAAATGTAACTTCCATATTCGCTAATGAAACTTTGGGTTGTATTTCTGGAGGAAAAGAATAAGCTGCGTTTTCTAGTGCTCTCCAACCAACTCTAGCTATTGCGAATGTAGGTGCAATCCACCAAGCTCTACCACCATTAAGTGCAACTTCCATGCACATATGAATACCTAGCCTAGTTTTACCAAATCGCCTACCAGCACATAGTATTTTCCAACGAGCATCAGATTTTGATACTTCTTTTTGGTTTTTATGTAAACCAGGTAGTTCAGGTATGTAGACAGGCATTAAATACCTAGTTCAGATTTTTTCTTTTTTATTTTATTAATATTATTTTCAACTGTAGTAATAGCTTGTTGCCATTGTAAATGTTCTGCTTGTTGTTGAAGTTTAGAAGGTTCAATCATCTTCATACCAAAATGTTGTGCTTCTAATTTTTTTAACTCATTTTCAACAATAGTCTTTTTATCTTTATCAGTTAAATAGTCATATTCTATACTCATCTCACCACCTAAATTTTTTCTTTTTAGCTTTGTTAAATTTACTTAAAGATTTTGTTGTTAAGTCTTTAGGGTCTTTTTCCCACTCAACATCAACAGGTGTCTCAAACATTACATTTTTAGAAATTTGCCTAGTACAAAAAGACTGACACAAAGGACAGTTAATTTCTGGTTCCTCTAAAATACTGTGAGTAATTTCATAAGATTTACCACAGTTCTCGTTTCTACATTTGTAATCATATCTCGGCATCTCTTTTTAAATAACCTCTTAATAAATTTTGATACTCTTTGTGAGCACCAGCTTGTTGTCTGCCATCAAATATATCATGATGTCTTTTACATAATATCGCAACATTCCATAATTCATTGGATATGTTTCTATTTTTTCCACCCATGCCTATAGCTTTGATATGAGCCATTTCTAGCCATGTTCTATCTGTACACTCATGCCACTCACATTGATAATCAGCTCTCTTTAATGCTTTTTCACGAAGTTCTGATTTATTTATCTTTCCTGTACCCTCACGCTTTTTTTGACCCATGCCAGAAATACCAGAGTTAGCACTTCTTCGTTTTTTAAATTCTTGCCAAGTTTCTTTTTCTGGTTCCCATTGAACACTCATAAAATATATTTTAACAGATAACAGTTATAGATACAGCTCTCCTAAGAGAGCCGATGATGGGAGGAGGTCGGTGTGGAATCCGACTAACAATACTTTATCAAAAAATATAAAAAGGCGTGGTATTTAAAAAACACACACGCCTTAGTATTCTTGCTATGGTCACCCATAGATGATTACTTAATCATCATAATCTTCATTTAGTGGTAATGGAGCCATTTTTCTTTCTTTTCTAATTGCTCTGCGTTCTCTCTCTGACTTACCACCCCATATACCAAATCTCTCACCTCGTTCCAGTGCTTGTTCTAAGCAAGGTTCTTTTACTGGACAACGATTACATATCTCTTTTGCCTTTTTTGTAGAACTACCTCGTTCTGGAAACCACCAATCTGGGTCATTTTCTGGATACTTGACTTGATTGCATAATGCATCTGAATACCAATGTGGAACATTTAGGACTTCGCCTAGTAAACTTACTGAATAGTCATCTTCTGACATAACTCTTACCTACATATAGGGGAAAAGAATCTAATAACACTCTACCCATTCATAGATACTCTACATAAATTTACTAAGCATTAAAAGATTTATTAAGGGAAAGTAATGCTAAACGCTATAACTAGAACAAATGTTCGATACAAGGAGTATATGAAGGGGAGGGTGAAGGGTACTATATATTGTGTCTAATTGATAAAACACTAAAAGCTAGATATTTTGCGTAGGGAATTAAGCTAATCCCCATAAGATATTTGAAACTTGATTGGTTCTCCCCCTTCTCCTGAGAGTTCCAAACTACTGCGTTTACCCCATTTCTTAGGAAAAGAGCGTTCAAGCCACCAAGCACTTGCTTGCCAGACACCATTATCACTAGCTCTACGAATGTTTCGTATGTGTGCCCCCTCTGCTTCGGCACGAGCTTTTTTTACTGCCTCCGAAAACTCTTGAAACATATTGACAATTTCTATATCTTCTGAAATAACCAATGAATTAGGGCTTTCTTCACCAGTACCAAGTATCTTATCATCTTCTTTTTCGGTTGCTTTATCGCCTTTCTTCATCCACTCATAGTAAGTAGAGGGAGAAATACCAACCATAGTTGCAGCATCCTCTTGGTAATAGCCCATTTTAAGCCAATTACTTATCTCTTCTATAAGTTCTGTAGTTAATTTAGTAGGTCTAGCCATAATATAGGGTAATTTTACCTCAATATCCCTATAAAATAGGTATTAGTGTCGAATTGGTAAAACTTGAAAACTAGATATTTTTGTACGGAGAGTCAAGGTGAATCTTGAATTACTTTTCTTGATTCTCAGGGTGCCCCCCTTATAGGGGCACATTAAATTACCTAAAGGAGGTAACTTATGTTGCTAACTGCAACAAAACTGTTGTTAGACAGTATCAAAACTAACACACCAGTAGCATTCAGCTACACCAACAATATCATGCTTAAGCTGATATCACTTGGTGCAGTTGGATTCCACTCCAATGGAACTACTTATGATATCAATATTGATGGCATAAGAGTTTCATATGATGACTCATCTATGATGTGGTTTGTCAGTTGTGAGTGTTCATCTACTCGTTACTTTGAAGCAGGAGGTAGTAACTTCCTCGAAGAAGATAACAATAGAGAGCTTGCAAGGAGGTGGGCTGAAAAATCCAAACTCTGTATAGAGGTTATGGAATATAAGCTAGCTGCTGCAGAAACTAAGGTTAAGGACTTATCACCTGAGCCTGTAGTTTACACTGAGGATTTGTACTTCTAGTACACCTCACCACTACCTTGCCCTTGGGTAGTGGAGAACTTACTATGTAGGTTGTCCACTATCCAAGGATAGTAAATTACCTTAAGGAGGTAAATTATGTGTCTATATGACACTACATCACAGAAGTATGACTTTTGTGATAAGACCCACAGAGAGTGCTCTGTCAAAAGAGACCTCACTGAAATTTCTGCCGAGGGTCTTTATTAAAGGTAGACCACTACTTAGGTAGTGGAGAATATATTTCTATATGTTGTCCACTATCTAAATAGATAGTAGAAAGAAGGAGGTTATATGTATATCAACCTTGATATGCTAACTGACCCAATGTTCTGGTTACCTTTACCAGTCTTTGTGTTCTTCTTAGGTGGCAGGTTGTCACCTTTGAGTTCTACAAGATGGTATAGGTTATTCTGGGAATCCATTGGGTTCAATCCTATACAATCATCTGATGACATGTTAGATGTTCCTAATGTTGATTGGTCTGACCCTTGTGGCGACTGTTCAACTGATATGGAGCTTGTCTTTCATGCTGTGGAAACACATCACATCAGGTAGATAAATCAAGCTCATCACCCACATGGTGGGCTTGGACTTATCTATAAGGATAAGAGAAAGGATGCTTATGGCAGACTCACCACTTAGCAAAGGTATTTCTAAGTTATGGGATAACTTCATCAAGAATACAAATGATGAATCATTTCTTGGAACACCAGTGGTTGCTAAGCCTCATTCAGGTAGTTGCATGTTTTGTGCAAATGCATTAACTGATAAGGATGAAGACCACAGTGTCTGTAACCCTTGCTGGGATAACATCTACTCTGAGTAGATAAATCAAGTCCATCATAACTGGTGGGCTTGGACTTATCTATACAACTAGATAGGAGAGAGGAAAGGTATGCCAAATATACCATGGGTAGTTCGTTGCAGTGGCTGTAGCAAACTACACGCAGTACCAATTAAGCCAGGCAAGGGGTTCTTATGTTCACCTTGTGTAAATGGCTTAGGGTTCATCAATGCTATATATGGAGATATGGGATTGACTGACCCAATGGCTGAAGATACTTCAATAAACCCAACTGGTGGGTTTGTTGGTATTAACGACTAACAGCTCGGACCCTCTTAGCAATAGGAGGGTCTAGGGTGTTATGTGACAGATAACCCACTAACAGAAAGGATAGTTATGAATCCAATTAAATACTATATGTATGTTACTTGGCATTTAATGACTGGTCGTTTCACATCCAGAATAGAAGTACTACAACCAGAAGTGGTTTTGCATGGTGCATATCTATTTCTTAATTGGGAATACTTCATGAAGTCTAAGGACTTAGAAGACATTAACTTATATGGGATAAGACGCCCATTTTTTATGTTGATATCCCAAGATAATGGAGATACTGAATGTGATTGTGGCTGTGATTAAATAATAGCTCGGAGCTCATTGTAATGATGGGCTCTAGGGTGTTGGTAAATCACTGACCCAGAAAGGATATGTATGAGAATACGCGATTGTCTAAGATGTTATGACCATCTTGGACTTAGGCAAAGCCACTCTTTTATACAAATGTATATAGATAATGGCTGGATAGTTTCATTATGTGATATGCATAAGAACTTTAAGCCTAACAAAGTAATCGTATGGATGCAGGATATGTATTTTGTGTATTGGAAAAACCAAAGAGCACAAATGAGAATACATGGCATCTCATTCAAAGAAGCCTTAATTAAAAATTACAATTTTAAATTATGGCAAAAAGAAATACAAGGTCGTTAGTAATCCGACTAACGCATATAAGAAAGAAAGGAAAAGTATGTCAAAAATTGACAAAGGGAAATTCCCTAAAAATACTGCACTCGACAACTTACGAAGTCGTATGTGTAGTACTTTAGTCAAGGCTCTTGTCAACCAACAAGCACATAAATTAGCTAGTGGTTCAAGCAAGACATTTGCTATCTCAGGTATAACTCTTAAGTTTGCCGATGGTAGTGATGTCTTTGTTTCGAACTTCTGGGGTAATAACATTGCTGAGCTTGGTTGTTTCATAGAGGATTATATTGCGAACTGTAAACAGGTTCACGATGAATGCTCACATGAACTAAGAGTTGATGGCATAGTTACGCTGTAAGTAACTCGGACCCTACTGTAATGGTAGGGTCTAGGTTGCATAAAGTGTGCAACAGTAAAGGAGAACTCATTGCGAAGTGCAATAAGTAAGGTGGCAACCTTATCAAAACATGCAACTCCTTCCCTAGACAGAAAAATGCTAGAGAAGAAAGCTAGAGATAAAGCAATAGCTGAACATCTCAAAACTAAAAAGACAGTCGACAAACTTCTATCAAAGAGTAGAAGAAATGTTAAGACTGTTGATGGCTATAGAGAAAAAGCAATGGTCTCATCAGGTAATGGTGCAGATATTCATATTTCTCTTCAAAGCATAGTTAGAGGAGTTAAAGAGCAAGAACTCCTTAGTGAGACAGATGCCTTACAGTTTGTCAAATTTGTAAAGTATAACTACTTACAAAGTAAAGCAGTAAAGCAAAGCTAACAGCTCGGAGCTCATTGTAATGGTGAGCTCTAGGGTGTATATAAGCTATACACTGGTGAGACTTGAAATACAGTCCACCCAAACTAAGCAAAGAAAGGAGAGTATGAACACTATCATACTTTACAAAATTATATTCATTGCTGACAACTATGAAGATGGTGGTCTCGTTAGACACCAACAATTCTTAGGTGTCAAAGAGCAAGCTAATATATGGATAAAGAGCAGAGCATTAGAGGAATTTGATGTAGACTGTGCAACATCTTTATATGCTTCTCTTGATGATTATAAATTGAGAGGTACCTATATACAAGCAAATCAGAATAATACTGATGAGTGGTATATGGTAGAAGAAATACAACTCAAGAAATCAGAACTATTAAGAGAAATCTTTAATGGTACTAATGATGACTTAGAGAAAATGTATCGAGAAATCCTTAGAGATGTAGGTGAGTGCTATGGCAGTCAGAATGACATTGTTATTCATGAAGTCATGAACACACTTATAGATTCTGTGGAGAAAGGAAAGTATGAGCCAATCAATTAGGCATGCTTCAAGCAGACCTATGAACACTCGTAGTGCTACTTTTGCTTTACAAGTTTTAAACTTAATAGAGCAACAAGTACTACAGCTTCTTAATGACAGAATAAATGAGAGCGACCAACAAGCAAACTTATTATGCTTGTTTCAATCTTGTACTTCTAGATTTAATGACATCGAGTGGTCATGGGATTCCTATAGAGACACAGGCAAATTCTATTTTTATATAGATACTTGTGATTGTGACCCTTATAGCGAATCTGGTGATGGTATGCCAATAGAACACGAGTTAGATATTTACCTTATGTCAGATGAATTTGACTTTGGTATTGAAGAAACTGGGTTCATGGCAGGTAACATTCATGCATTAATGATAGTGCTTGAAGAGTTATTTAATCCTGAAACATAAAGGCGAATGGTGGGTGTAATGCCCACCACAGCCTAGAGTAAATACTCGAATGGGTGTTTATTGTAGGCTGTTTGCTATCTTTCAGGCATTCGGCTACCATAAACTAACAGAAAGAGGAGGTAATTAAATTGAAAGAATTACATTGGTCAGACCTAAAGTCTTTCCTTACTGCATTAGCAGTAGGTGACTTTTTATCTGTAGCCAATATCATATCGGATGAGCAAGTCGATAAGGTAATCTTTGACTTTGACTACGGTGCTCAAGAATTTATTCTTGGCAATATCGAGTTAAATACAAGAGATTATTGGAACGTAGGCTCACAACTTGAAAAGATGGTGAGAATGGTTCATAAACTATTCAATACATCTAGTCAATACAAACCAGCATCAATAGAACATTCTGTTGCTCTGCAATGGATTGTAAGTGATGAAGAACAAGCAGTGAGTAGTTTCATAGACTTTGGCAAAGATGCAGACGATAAGGAATATTTCTTATTAGATAGTATCCAAAAGCCATGGCTCAGAGAAGCAAGTAGACATCTCAGTAAGAGAGAGTTGTTTAAACGTAAGTTTGAAGCACAACTCTATGCTCACTTAATTGGGAAGTTGTCTAAGAACTTAGCTGTTGATAAAAGTATGGAAACATTCCATATAGGGGAATCTAGTGAGATAGCTCACCAAGATTTCTTCAGCAGACTATTTAATGACAACCTAAATGAAGTGTCGGATTATGGAGACCTTGCAACATCTATTATGGATGTTAAAGGTTTGTATTCTCTTATTGGTGAAGCTGCCGTGCCGACTGAGATGAGTGACAATGCCTGGTTTAATAATTTTAAATCAGATTGGTCAGATGTCTATCATCAACATTCGAATATGGATTGGGATTACTTGCAAGAGCAAATCTTAGCCATGATGGCTGACATAGATAAAATGATGGACAAGACTAAGTTCAGAGTTGAGACATATTGGCATCCAGAAAATACTTACCATGATTGGGGATTTAACATACAGTTTAACCTCAATGGTGAATGGTATCGTTGGATTAGGCTCAATATGGAATCAGACCTAGATGGTCGAGCAGACATGCTTGCCCAAGTTAAGTATTCTAGGACACTCGGACAACTTGTTCCTAAGTCACATTACCAAAGTATTGCAACTAAGGCTCTATGCCCAGTTTGTGATAACGTGGTTAACAGACACAATGAAACATTGCCATTCTTTTCTCCACAGAGAAGAATGAGTAGGAAACTACGAACATGTTTCGGTTGCTTGGAAAGATTTGCTACTGGTTACTCTATAGTACATGAGTGCTTTGTTGAGTCAGATACAGGTATCGGTGGTCTAGTACATGTAGAACAATCATCTACAGAGCTTGAAAATCTCTTGGATGGTATGTCACTACAAATTCAAAGAAACATTAAGAGAAGTGAATATCTTATAAAGTTCTTTGAGCTAGATACCCAGTCTATATTTGAAATCAGGTTCGTTCCTGACTTCACATTTTATGACTACAACCAAGAACTTGACTGGCACTTATTTATGATAGAGAATGGAGATTATAACATTATTAAATCTACATCTTCAAATCATGGACCTACAGTAACACAGTCTGATGCAGTCCATAAGAACTTCTTTGGTAACAGAGAATTTCTACCGATAGGTATGGAACTAGAAGTACAGTATAGAAATGAGGATAGTAATCTTCATAGACACTATATCGAAAATCTAGTTACACCACTTCATAAGAAATTTCCTTATGAAAGACCTACCTTTGGACAAAGGCAACAGTTGGCAATAGGTTCTCGTGACAGCTCAATTGGTTATAGAGGTGTTGAGTTCAAATTTCAAATTATGAACTTACCATTTCTTGCTGACTTACCTGAAGAGTTCTTTGAAACTCTAAAGACACAGTGGAAAGGTTTCCATGCTAAAAAGTGTGGTATTCACCTATCTACCTCTAAGTCAGCTCTTAATAGACCAGAGAGCTTAGTCATGCTTACATACCATAACAACCATGTAAGAAAATATCATAACCTTGATGAGGGAGAACTTCCTCATAACATTATGGGTGATGTATTTCAGAGGGTTGATGTACCTAGCTATGCTGAATGGCATGAAGTTAGATACAGTAGTGGAATTGTAAGAGAGGACTATCCAACAAGTAGAGACTATAGGTATGCAACTTATCTAAATGCTGTTGTTAGAAACAGGCAATCAGTTGATAGAGGTAACTTTATTAACTTTGCTAATGCTGAAAATGACAGGTTAGAGTTTAGAGGTTTTGCATCTGCGACATTGAAAGATAGAATACTCAAGAACTTTGAGTATCTTGATGCAATGTTTATGTTTGCAAGACATCTATCTGAGAATTTACCTGATGACCTTAGTGACATCAGAGATATTCCAGAAAGTGACTATGAACTCTTACACCTTATCCTAGATAATGAGATTGGGTTCTATTTCTGGCTTGACATGGTTGGTGGCTTTAGGAAGTATCCTAACTTAGCTGCTCACTTGGAGAGACATAATATAGATAGATACCTATCTAACTATGAAGGTGAAATACAAAATGCGTTGAATGATGTGTTTTAAACACTAATTTGCAATGTACACTATGCCCTTGTATACTTAGTATATGAGGGTATAGATGTATGTTGGAGACAATATACAGTTATACATAACAACCAAAATAAACAAAAAGAAGGAGGTTAAAATTGTGTATAATCGCTAGAGTTCCAAGGAACTCGAAACTAACAAAAGCCCAGCTCAATGCTATGTGGGATAACAATCCACATGGTGGTGGCATTGCTTACATTGATGGCGAGGAAGTCAAAGTGTTCAAATCACTTAAGAAATCTGAGTTCATTAATGCGTATTTCAATATATCAAAGGAATTTGGTAGTAGAGATATGTTAGTCCATACAAGAATCAGGACACATGGAGACATTTGTATTGATAATGTACACCCATTCCAAGTGAATGAGAATACATTTATGGCTCACAATGGCACTATCGATGAGGCTACACCACCAGAGAAGTTCTCTGAGAAGTCAGATACTAACTGGTTTGTCGAGCACTTTATGTCACATGTTGATGTAACTGCTCTCGATGACCCACACTTTATCGACATGCTCGGTAACTTTATTGGTGGCGGTCCTATGGAGACATACCAATGGTATGGCAACAAGCTAGTGTTCTTAACTGCTGACAAGCGAACAAAGAATGACAGCTATGTTATTAACTCCCACCTAGGTCAATCACCTGGTAAGGGTATTTGGTTCAGTAATGGTTCTTATGAAGACAAGAAAAGCAAATCTTGGAACAATAAGAAAAAGTCTGGGAACAAGAAAAGTTCTCAGACTACCATGCACCAACCAGTAATCTTTGACCCAGTTGATGATGACTGGTACATGGCTGATGATGATGGTTGCTTGGTTTCCTTTGATTCAAGTGATGACTTTGTAACTGAATCTGAAATTAATTATATGGAAACATATTGGAAACCAGAATACACTGAGTTCACTGAAGTAGGTTTAACTACTATAGATGAAATTCAGGATGCAGTCGGTATCACTTGTG